CTCCGGGATGTCGCAAGAGATTCCGGTGGTGAGTACCTGAACTTACAGTTTGGTTGGCAACCACTTGTGAGTGACGTGAAAGACTTTTCTAAGTCAATCATGAAATTCGACAAGATCGTTTCCCAGTATCTTAAGGATGCTGGGAAGGTAGTCCGACGTAGGTATGCTTTTCCCATTGAATGGTCGTCAACGGATACGGTTCATCGTTCTAACCTATCCGTATTTGGTGCTCCCCTTGGTCCTTACCACTGGGACACACCGACCATCAACAAGGGTCAAGTTATCCGTCGCCGAGAAACATTTGTTCGGCGTTGGTTCTCAGGCGCGTTTACTTATCATCTCCCCGATAACTTCGGAGGAGACGGTTTGGTGGAACGCGTAGGTCAAGCTCGGGAAATTCTCGGACTTGATCTTACTCCTGAGGTTCTATGGAACTTGGCTCCCTGGAGCTGGGCCGCTGACTGGTTTGGCAATTTCGGCGATGTTATACACAACGCCGATGCCTTCGGATCAGATGGTCTTGTCATGAAGTACGGTTATATCATGGAACATTCATTTGTCCGTGATTCGTACTCATTTTCTGGACCTACCGGTTTGGTTAACTGGTATACCGGAAGGCCTCCTGTCCTCATGATGATTTCGGAAACGAAATTGAGGCGGAGAGCGACACCCTTTGGTTTTGGCTTGACATTTGCCGGTTTTTCCAACCGGCAAAAAGCCATCGTTGCGGCACTGGGTTTATCCCGTGTTTAGCGACAGCTGTTGCCTGTACCAAAACGCCAATGGGGTCAGAGAACCTGATCCTAGGAGTGATGCCTATGTCACTAGCCGACCCTCAATCCATCACCATTAATGCGGTGACCCAATCTCTCCCGAGAACCTTTTCGGAAGGGAGCGAGTCAGCGTACACAAGTGCTGATGGGTTGTGGAGGCTGTCGATTAACCATAACCTGGTAAAACAGGGTAGGACTCGACGGCTTCTGAGGTTCGACCACGCGAAGGTTAGCGCGGATCCGTATGTGCCCACGCAGAACGTGAAAGTCAATTCGGCCATTTACATGGTCGTTGACGTTCCGCCTGCTGGGTACACGAATACCGAGCTTATGCAGATCTACACGGGCTTCAAAACCCTGTACTCTGCGTCTTCGGATGCGGTCATCGCCAAACTGCTCGGCGGTGAGTCGTAGCGAGGACGATGCCCCGAATACAAACGGGCATCGTCGCTTTGAAGACGAAAAAGGAACTGGAATTGAGGTGACGGTGAAAGTCAGCTATAAAACGCTGACTGCCATCTTCGCCCTCTTTTCCATCCTTGGTCGTATCTTCAGTTCACTAGCTGATGACGGCTTCTCCAGTGTAAGCGAAAAGCTCTCTGGGGTTGTCCCCTTCTTCTAGTGATTTGGCTGGTACTTCCACTCCGTGGTGTGTGTTGCTTGGGACACCTTTTGGTGTCCTCAGCGGCGTTCGCTCGGTGACGTAGGCTATGGATTCGGCAACCTTCTATAAAGGAGGGTCGATGAAAAGCCTGATGTCACTCTGGTTCCGCTTGGCAGAGGAATCTGCCGAGCAGTGCTACACTAGCGCCAGCCGCGACATTAATACCGTCGCGGCACGTGTTGAACACGAGGGGTTGTCGTTTTTAACGATAACCCTACCTGACCTTGGGAAGTCCATCCAAAAATGGATAGACCAAGGCCAGGTGACTAGCCATCCCGCGTTTTGCAAAGAACGCGGGAGAAGTTTCCCGATGTTTCTATCGGGTTTCTTCAGTCGTGTGTTCGACAAACGTAGTGGCTCGTTACTCGATGAGCCATGTACGGCCTCGATCCGTGCTTTGCGCCAGTTGACACTGGCGTTTGGCAAGATCGAACTGGAGTGCTCGTTAGAGCGCCAGATTCAGGCCGTCATGAACTATGTCGAGTGTGAGCAGGAAGTCCGTTTGTTCGACAGTGAACTCAACGAGAGAGATCTTGCTGAGTTCGTTTCTATGTCGAACATGCTCTACGGGGCTCTGTTCACCAAGGTTGATAGAGATATTTACCTTGGTGCTTACGCACCCAAGCACGGCCCAGGATCGACGGCTGACGGCTTGTCGGGAAACCGCAAGTATCGCCAGTCCGTCTGGACCGAACGTCTCGAGAAGGCCGGCCTCGCGGCCGGTGAGAACCTTCTCCCGAATTGGCGCTTTTATGACCAACTCGGAGGAGTTGACTTCCTCGAACCTGGTGCAGAGGTACCTGTGAAGGTTACCCTTGTTCCTAAGACGCTCAAGACCCCGCGAGTAATTGCCATGGAGCCGACCTGTATGCAGTATATGCAGCAGGCCGTTCTCCAGACCTTTCTCGCGCACTTCTACAAGGATGACTTCCTTGCGAGGGTTATCGGTTTTGACGATCAGCTCCCTAATCAGGAGTTGGCTCGTCAAGGTTCGGTTGATAACCGAACTGCGACACTCGATCTGAGTGACGCTTCCGATAGGGTATCTAATCAGCTCGTCCGTGCAATGCTTCACCAGTGGCCCCATCTTTCAGGAGCTGTTGATGCTAGCAGATCGCGCCGGGCAAAGCTTCCAGATGGCAGAGTAATCCGCCTCTCGAAGTTTGCGTCTATGGGTTCAGCGCTCTGTTTTCCTTTCGAAGCAATGGTCTTCACGACATTGATCTTCCTCGGGATTCAGAAATCGCTTAACGAGTCACTCACCCCTCGTAGCCTTAAGGGCTACGTAGGTTTGGTGCGTGTCTTCGGGGACGACTTAATTGTCCCCGCAGATCATGTGGAGTCCGTTGTCACTACACTTTCGCATTTCGGTGCGAAGGTGGGGAGCGACAAGTCATTCTGGACTGGAAAGTTCAGAGAGTCTTGTGGTCGGGAGTACTTTAATGGGCACGACGTTTCAATCGTACGTGTCCGGCAAGCGTTTCCGACACAACGGAAGTCCGTTAGGGAGATAATTTCGCTCGTCTCACTCCGGAACCAACTCTATATGAGTGGTTACTGGAAGACGGTGAGGTGGCTCGATGGGATACTGGAGAAGTTATTGAAACACTTCCCCACCATCAGGCCATCATCTCCTCTGCTGGGCAGGGTCAGCTTTCTGGCTGAGAACATTAACTCGTTCTCTGACCATCGGCTGTGCCCAAACCTCCAAAGTCCCTTAGTCAGGGGCTTTGTAGTGGAGGCCAAACCCCCGAGAGATCCTCTCGACGGGGCTGGTGCCCTTCTCAAGTGTTTGCTCAAGTTGGACAAGAGTAGTTCTAAGGCTGTTGAAGCCTGCTACTCATCCAGCATATCCGTCGATGGCCTTGCGGCCGTAGATGGATCCTGGAGAGGTAACACTCCTCAGGTCTCGAGTGACCATTTGGAACGAACTGGTCGTCCCAAGTCGATCAGCATGAAACTTGGGTGGAGATCACCCCTCTA